CAGTCTCTGCAAGTCTTCCCTCGTGATGCCTGCGAACATGATCAGGCGGCATCCGGGGCAGTAGGTCGCGCCGCCCGTGGGCTGAGCGCAGGAGTAGGTGTCAGCCCCAAACCCCGACACCGGACGGGCGCACTCGCCATAAGCGCGCTCGGTCCAGGGCTTCGCGCCAGGCGGTGGCGGGGTGTCCTCGACAATCGGCATGGGCTCGGCGCGCGGGCCGTGCGGACGGGGAACCATCCATGTGGCCTTGCGTTTGGCGCGGGGGGCGTTCTGTTCGGCGTAGGGGCTCTTGCTCTGGAGGCCCATGCGCTTCATGCGCTTGCTAACGGACGCAAGCGACAGGTTTAGAACCACGGCGATTTGCCGCGTCGTGTATCCGCCCGCCACCATGCTTTCGAGCGTGGCGATAGTGTCCGCCACCCAGGGCGTGCGGCGCTTCAGCGACTCGGCACGCGCGCCCGGTGACCGCTGAAGGCCCATCCGCGCAATCTTGCCGATCACGGCGCTTCGGCTTAGAGGTGGGAACTTGGCCGCTATCTCCGAGGCCGATTGGCCCGCCTTCCAGAGGTCGGCTATTTCCTGGGTGCGCTCGGGAGTCCAAAAGTTCATGGGGCCTCCAGCACAATCTCGACCCGGCCCGGAGGCTGGGGGTCGGCGTAAACGAAACGGGGTTGGAAGCGGCGGTCGTTGCAGCCGAGACCGTCCGCAAGGCCGTGAAGGTGCGCCTTCACCAGCGCGGGCCAGTTGGCTGGGTCTCCGCGCCGATGCGGTGGGTAGAACGTCACCGTAAGCGGAATGGGGCCGTCAGCGGGCGCCGTAATCTTGGCCGCGCGGGTCAGCGCATAGGCTTCCGTGCGTGCGGCTTTCGTCGCCCTCGCCTTGCGTGCCCAGTGCACGCGGGCGTTACTGGACAGGTCGCGCGAGGGCCACGGCAGGGTGATCATGCGGCCTCCGCTTGGGCAGTGAGCGCGTCCACCATCGCAATGCGGCGCCCAATCCATGCCATGCACGGAACGGCCATTGAGTTGCCGAGCGCCTTGTAACGCGGCCCGTCAGCGGCGGGCTTGCCGCGATAGGGAACGGCGGTGAAGTCGTCGGGAAAGCCTTGAAGCCGTTCGCACTCGCGGGGCGTCAGGCGGCGCACCGCGGATCCGATGACCCGCAACGTCTCCACGGTGTCAACGTCGGTGCCTGGTGGCCGATGGCCTCCGGTGGAATTGCCGCCAGCTCGCAGCGTTGGCGACACATCGCCGCCCACCACCAAATCCCCACCGCGCGCGCCGGTTCGGTGGCTTCCTGCGGTGATGGCTTGCGCGTAGCGAGCTAGTCGCGCGTTGTAGTCCTTGTTGCTGTTTGACGGCGTGATGTTGAAGGCAACCGGCGCGTTAGCCGTCGCCGGTAGCGTGTGCGACAGGCCCGGTTCACAGCGCGACCCGTTCGTCCTGCTAGTGATCTGGTTGGGGTCGAAAACGGCGGGCGTCTTGCTCTTGTCCAGAGCGGGAAAGACGAGATCCGACACGCTATCGCCTTGGGCGCTTGAGTTTTGCCACCCAAAGGCAATGAAGGTGTCTTGAGCGTCTCTCCCGGTGCCAAACTGATTGCCTGTTGGGCCGCCAGAAAGCGCGTAGGCTACGTCTGGAACGAAGGCTTGGCTGTCGGCTCTGTGGCTGCTGTTTCCTTGAGCGCGCAGGCTAGGGCTGATGGCAGTTCCTTGCCCCGCTTCTCGGCGCGGCGCAGGATGCCCCTGCAAGCTGTGGCGCTCAAAAAGAACCGCAGCGGCACGTCGCCAGTCTCCAGAATGTCCGACAACGAACACACGGCGGCGTCGTTGGGCCACTCCGAAGAACTGAGCGTCAAGCACTCGGTAGGCGAACCCATACCCGAGTTCGACCATGCCCCCGAGTATGGCTCCAAAGTCCCGTCCGCCGTTCGACGACAGGACGCCGGGGACGTTCTCCCAAACCAGCCATCGGGGCCGCAGTCGGTCAGCCAGCCTAAGATATTCGAGCGCCAGGTTGCCACGGTCGTCACCCAGGCCGCCTCGGAGGCCGGCGACGGAGAAGGACTGGCAAGGTGTTCCGCCGACCAGAAGGTCAATTGGGGCGTAGTCCCCGGCTTCAATCGTGGTGAAGTCGCCATGCAGCGGCACCTCGGGATAGTGATGTTGCAGGACGGCGCGCGGAAACGCCTCAATCTCGGAAAAGAACGCCGGGCGCCATCCGAGCGGATGCCAAGCCGCCGTCGCCGCCTCGATGCCAGAACAGACGGAGCCGTAAATCACGCCCCCGCCCCCAGCGCCCGGTTCGTGGCCTCACGAGCGGCCTTGAAGGTCTCGTGCTGGCGGCGAGTGCTGGCGCGGCGAAGGGCGGCTTGATGCTTGGCAATGGCTAGAGCGCGCTCGGCCTTGATGCGGGCAATGCGCTCGGCCTCCGCACGTTCGGCGGCTTTGCGCTCGGCTTTGCGGGTGAAGTAGTTGCGGAGGAAGCGGATCATCGCCCACCCCCGAACAAGTCCCCGTTAGGTGGCCCTAGCGGCTCAAGATCATCCGACGCACGGCGTTGCGGGTGGCCAGCCAGAGGGCTGTCAAACGCTTTTTGCTGGCCGTGCAGAACATCAAGGCGCATCTCCAAATCTCGCGCTTCGGACGCGAGGCGGGCGGCCACAGCGTCAATGTCTTTGTCGAAAAGGGCGGCCAGCACGTCGCGGCCATAGGCGCGGACGATGAGGCGAAGGTGGCGGGCTTGGGGGAAATACCGCCCTGCCCGGTAGCCGTCCGCTGAACGGGGGTCGCAGTCGATCAGGCGGGCTAGGTCTTTCGCGCTCGTAGTGCGGCGACGCAGAAAGTCACCCAACAAGTCGCTCAGTTCGTTGTGCGTGTGTTGCATCACGGTCTCCATCACGGTTGCTTCCGTGAAGGGAGACGGGTTTGGGCGTCAGTGGACGAGAGCAGGCGATGATGTGCGTTCGGGCCATGCGAGGCCGGGATGCGGAGACGCGTAGGGCGCTTTGGCGAGCGGCCCTGCGGTTCAATAGTCGGGACGCGGGAGCCGGAGAGAAGGCCCCCGCGTCCCTGCCACGCTTGGGGGTGGGCTCGCCGTGCGTGGGTGGGGAGTGACAGCGCATGGAGGGCGGTTGTGACCGCAACTTCACGTTTGACATGGCTGGGTTGGTTGCGCTTCCCTTGGGTCACAAGGGCCTGGAGGAAGTTAGTGCAGCAAGACCCCGAGGCGCGCTTTTCAGCGCCTGCGCCGGACGCAAACCGTGTCTTGATCCGAACCCAGGCGCAGGCGCTTTTGCGCGTGTTAGGCCCGCGAAAGGGCGAGCGGTTCCTGCGCGAGTGGGCGGCCTCTCTGGACGCGCTGGAAAGCGTGCAGTCGCTGTTCCCGACGCAAGCCGCGCGGGACCGCGCCGCCATCACCGCAGCGCAACGCGAGGCGCTGGATTGGTTCCGGCAGATCGGGCCGATCCTTTGGGGCTCGCTGCGGGAGTGAGGCATCAGGCGGCGCGCTCCGCTTCCGGCGCGTGCTTCTCGACGGCTAACTGTGCAAGCCGCTCTAGCGTGATGTCCGAACGGCCCGCGTCCCGAGCCGCCGCTGCGACAGCGTTCCACCAGCGGGGCGATATGCTCTTGCGAGCCCGCGCCATTTTGGCGGTGTTGGTCTCCATGCCGACAGCGGCGGCGAACCGAGAAGTCCCGCCCAGCGCGTCGATCACGTCCACGAATGATTGAACCATGTCTATTGGGTACAGTGCGAACCCTAACACGTCAACACCCGAAGTACCCAAGGCGGCGATAAAACAAGGCCATGGCCAGAGTCGCGTCTCAACCCCCCGACCTATCCACGCAGCATGGACGGCTGCGGTGGGCGCGCGAGCGGGCGGGCTTTACGTCCAGCCGGTCGGCGGCGGCGGCCTTCGATTGGAACGAGAACACCTACAAGAGCCACGAACTCGGCATCCGCCAGGCCGAGGGGCTAAAGACACGCCACCTTGAACGGTACGCGCGCGCGTTTCAGGTTTCCCAGGCGTGGCTTGCGACCGGCAAGGGCGATCCGCTTCGGCCCGATCTGACCACCGATGAGCTGGCGTTGGCGCGTCAGCTTCTGAAGGCGATGGGCGCCGGGTCCTAACTTTTTCGCCTCATTGGGTACATTTAGTATTGCACGGATTGGGTACGTTGCGTATTGTCTCTCCAACAACCGGAGACGCCCGATGGCAACCACCCTCGCAGATTTCAGACAGGAGCGCGTTCGCGGCGCCCGCTACCACCTCGCCAACGTGCAGGCTGGTCGCGCGGCTTCCGAAGCCCGCTACGCCAACGAGCCCCACATCCTTGAAGCTGAGCGCATCTTCTGGCGTCGCGCCGAAGCCAACGCCAAGGCGAGCCTGAACATCGCGCTTGAAGCCGCCGATCAGAAGGTGGCCGCGTGATGACCCGCTTCCGCTGTTCCGCAGGCCAAGTCTACCTCGGCACCGCCCGCCTGTCCCCTGAGACCGTGCGGGGGCTGCTGGCCCTGTTCAACCGTGAGCGGGCTTGGGCGCTGCTTGATGACCTCAACGCCGCTGCGGCTGACGCGGGGCTCGTGATCGAACTGGAGGCCGCATAGTGCGCTCGCCTCTCTGGTATCTCCGCGAGGTCATCACCCTCGCTTCCTTGGCCGGATGCGTCTGGCTGCTCCTGATCTGGATCGCCCCCGCATGACCCGCACATCCTACCACGCCGTCACCAAATCCGGGACCGTCGTTTGCACGTTCGAGACCATGGCCCACGCGGTTGAGTGGACGCAGAACCGCCTTCACGTTGTCCCCGGAATGTCCGTTCGCAGGGTCGAAACCCGCACCACTGAAACAACCGTCTGGCCGGAGCCCGCGAAGCTCCGCGCCGTGGCTTAGGAGGCCGCATGTTCGCTCAATCCGAAAACATCGCCGCACTGTCCGCCTCGCTCGCCAAGGCCCAAGGCCAGATTGAGGGCGCCGTGAAGGGCAAGGAAAACCCGCACTTCAAGTCGAAGTACGCCGACCTCGCCGCCGTTTGGGAAGCCTGCCGGGAAGCCCTCACCGCCAACGGTCTCGCCGTGATCCAATCCCCCGGCCCGATTGCCGAGGGTCGGTTGGAGATGACCACGATGCTGGTTCATTCGTCCGGCGAATGGATCAGGGGCGCGCTCACCATCCCGCTCGGCAAGGTGGACGCCCAGGCTTATGGGTCCGCCGTGACCTATGCCCGCCGCTATGCGCTGGCGGCTTTCGTCGGGGTGTCATCAGCGGATGACGACGGGAACGAAGCGGCGAAGGCCGCGCCGAAGGCCAACGGCAACGATCCATGGATCACGCAGGATCAGGCCGCCGATCTGGTCGCACTCATGGATGAGGTTGGAGCCGACCGTGAGCGGTTCTTGAACCACCTGCGGATCGACACCCTCACCCGCCTGCCCGCCTCGCGCTTTGCCGATGCGGTCAAGGCCCTCGAAATGAAGCGAAAGGTCGCAGCATGATTGTCCAAGGCTCCCCCGAGTGGTTCGACGCCCGTCGCGGCAAGGTCACCGCCTCCCGCGTGGCCGACGTGATGGCCAAGACCAAGACCGGCTACAGCGCCTCCCGCGCGAACTACATGGCCGAACTGTTGTGCGAGCGGCTGACCGGGACCACGGCGGCGGGCTTTAGCAATGACGCCATGCGCTGGGGAACCGAGACCGAGCCCCAAGCCCGCGCCGCCTACGCCTTCCTGCATGACGTTGACGTGGTTGAGGTTGGCTTTGTCGATCACCCCACGGTCGCCATGAGTGGGGCAAGCCCTGACGGTCTGGTCGGCGCTGACGGCATGGTCGAGATCAAATGCCCCAACACGTCCACCCATCTGGACACCCTGCTAGGGGCTCCGATCAAGGGCTCTTACGTCACGCAGATGCAATGGCAAATGGCGTGCGCCGACCGGGCGTGGTGCGACTTCGTGAGCTTCGATCCACGGCTTCCCGAGGCGATGCAGCTTCACGTCACGCGGGTTGTCCGTGATGACGCAGCGATTGCCGAGGCCGAGGGCGAGGTCGGGCGGTTCCTGTCGGAACTGGCGGGCAAAGAGGCCGAACTTGTGCGCCGCTACGGCGAGCGGAAGGCCGCATGACGCCCGCCCCGATCCCCTGCCTGTGGACCGGAGACACGTTCGTTCCGCTGAAGGCGTTTGAGCGCAACGCCCGAGCCGCCTACGGCGCCGGCGAGGTCGTGACCCTGGTTCCCCATGAGGCGCGGTCGCAGGCTTCCCACGGCCACTACTTCGCCCGGCTGCAAGACATTTGGCAGTCCTTGCCCGAGGACCAGACGGCGCGATTCATCAACGAGGAGTGCTTTCGCAAGCACGGCCTGATCGCCACCGGCTACCGGGACGAGCGGTCAATCGTGTGCGCCTCAAAGGCCGAAGCCCAGCGCGTGGCGGCCTTTGTGAAGCCGATGGACGAATATGCCATCGTCACCGTCCGCGAGGCCGTGGTGACGGTCTACACCGCCAAGAGCCAGTCCATGCGGGCGATGGGGCGCGAGACGTTCCAGAAGTCCAAGGATGATGTCCTAGCGTGGGCCGAAGCCTTCATTGAGATCGACCGCAGCCAGGGACCGGGAGGGGTTAACAGCCCCTCCCGAGTGGCCGCGTGACCCAATCCCTCACCGGCGCCGGCTGGTACTTCTCTGCGTCTCACCGCGACCCGATCCGCCAGGAGTTGCACGGCCACTCCTACGAGGTCACCGCCTACTGGCACTCGGAACCGCCGCGCGATGCGATGGTCCTGCAATGGACCTTGCGCGACGTGTTGAAGGGTTTCGACCACAAGACGCTGCCCGACGAATTGTCACGCGCTGAGAACCTAGCCCGCGCCATCGGATCGCTGATCGACGGCTGTGTGCGGGTAGACATTGCCCGGCCTTCCGAGCGCCTGCGGTGTGAGGTCTGGATAAATGAGTGAACGGGAACGCTTGGTCGCAAGGGTGCGCCTTGACCCGCAAAGTTCTTGCTGGGCGTGGTCCGGCCACATTGACCGCTTCGGTTACGGAAAGGTCGGCTTTCGCGGGGGGCATTGGTTAGCTCACCGCGCTGTTTACACCGCAGTTATTGGCGACATTCCAGATGGCTTGACGCTTGATCATACATGCAGGAATCGCTCATGCGTCAATCCTGCACACCTAGAGCCCGTTACGCGCCGGGAAAACACGCTGCGCGGCATAGGGCCGGCCGCGCAAAACGCGCGCAAAACCCATTGCCCTCACGGCCACTCTTACGACGAAAAAAACACGCGCCTAGGCCCCGATAAAAAGCGGTACTGCCGCTCTTGCAATCGCGAGGCCGCCTCAAGAGCGAGGCGGGCAACACGATGGTGATAAAGTACCACGGCACGCCGATCACGCCGCAAAGCGCGCTGTTGAAGCTCGCCGGGCGTAACTTCTGCGTTTCGTATTTCAACCGGACAAAGACCAGCCTTCCGCTGATCGAGGGCATCGCGTCCAGCCTCATGCTCGATAACGGCGCGTTCTCGGCATGGCAGGCGGGCGTTGATCTTAGCGATGCCTACTGGTCCGGCTATTTCGATTGGTGCGACCCGCTTCTGGACCGCCCGACGACGTGGGCTGTCATCCCCGACGCCATCGCCTCGGGAACCCAGGAGCAAGACCGGCTGATCCGCTTGTGGCCGCACGGTGACCGGGGAGCGCCCGTCTATCACCTGACCGAAGACTTCATGCAGCCCCTAACTCGGCTCGTCCGGCTGACCCAGGAGTGGCCGCGCGTCTGCATCGGCTGGGCGCACCCGCCGTCAACGCACCCGATCAACGGGGCCGCTTTTGAGCGCGCGATGGATGCGCTTTGGAACGAGTTGGCGCGGCATCATCGCCGCACGCCGGTCGTGCATATGTTTCGCGGGATGCAACTCGTCCGGTCCCGGTGGCCGTTCGCGTCGGTGGACTCGACCGACGTGGCCCGCAATCACAACCGCCCACAGAACACCCCGGAAGCCATGGCCGCCCGTTGGGATGCCGCGCAATGCCCGGCGCGATGGGAGGCGGCGCCGGAACCCATGTTGCTGGAGTTCGTCGCATGACCGGGCGATCCGTCGATGAGTGGCGGGGCAAGACCCCCGACAGCACGCCCCCCGCAAGCGTCCGCGCTCGCGTGTTCCTGGCGCACAACGGACGCTGCCACATATCGGGCCGACCGATCCGGCCTGGCGACGTGTGGGAGCTAGAGCATGTGCGCCCGTTGAGCATGGGCGGGGAGAACAGGGAAACGAACCTAGCCCCCGCCCTGTCAGACGCCCACCGGGAGAAGACCGCAGCCGAGGCCGGCGTCCGCGCGAAGGCTGACCGGGTGAGACAGAAGCATCTCGGCATTTTCCCACGTTCCCGCCGCCCGCTTAAGGGCCGACCGTTCCAGCGTTCAAGACCGGAGATTGAAGCGTGACCTACGCCTTCACCCCTGAGACCCTTGCCGAACGCTGGGACGTATCCGCCGCCACGGTTCGGTCCTTGGTCCGCGACGGAGCCTTGCGCGCCTTCCGGGTCGGTAAGCAGATACGCATCCGGCCCGATGACGTCACAGCCTATGAGGAAAGCCAGTGCGAGACGAATGGCGGATCAAGCTCTATCGCGGGGTCTATGCCGCCGTCCGGTCACGCGGGGGCAAGACGGAACGCTTCTCGCTCCGCACCACCGATCTATCCGAGGCGCGACGACGGCTCGTTGACTACCTCGCCAAGCCAACCGGCGAGACGGTGAGCGAACTGGTGGACGCCTACCTAGCCGACAAGGACAAGACCGCGATCCGTGCGGTTGACCTTCGCGGCGCGTGGAAGCAGGCGGCCCCGACATTCGGTCACCTGAGACCGGATCAGATCACCCGCGACGTCTGCCGATCCTACCGCGACGAGCGATATGCGGCAGGCCGGAAGGCCAACACCGTCCGCAAGGAACTGGAGGTTGTCCGCGCCGCCTTGAACTTCCACAAGCGCGGCGCCCAGGCGGTGTTTGAACTGCCCTCGCCTCCGCCGGCCAAGGAGCGCTACCTCACCCGAGACGAGGCCAAGGCGTTGCTAAAGGCTTGCCGCCGGTTCCCGCACGTTCGGGCCTTCATCGCCCTGTCGCTTGCCACAGCGGCCCGACAGTCGGCGTTGCTGGAACTGACGTGGGACCGCGTCGATCTTGACCGCCGCCGGATCACACTCGCGCTAGGCAATGCCGAGGACGAAAGCCGCAAGCGTCGGGCAACCGTCCCCATGAACCGCCGAGCCTATCGCTACCTTCGTGTCATGCGCCAGGCCGCGACCTGCAACCACGTTATCGAGTGGGGCGGCCATCGTGTGCTGTCGATCAAGAAGGGGTTCGCCGGGGCCTGCGAGCGCGCGGGCGTCAAGGGTGTGACCCCGCACGTTCTCCGCCACACCGCCGCCTCATGGATGGCCGAGCGGGGCGTGGACATGTTCAGGATCAGCCGGTTCCTCGGTCATTCCGACACGAAGGTGACCGACC